GGTTTTTTAGCCATGATTATTCCTTGTAATAAATTGACGGGACTACTGCCCCGCCAGAAAATTTACTTTTTCTTAGGTGGACGGCCTCGTTTTGTACCGTATGTTCCCTTACCTTTTGGCATCCTAATCTCCTTTTAAAATACCGAAGACCGCCCTAGCTTTTCTTCAACGTCTTTGGTGTAAGCCGTATCCTTGCCATATCGGGGGTCTTTCATTGCAGCGACAACTTGCGCTGTACTTCTGAATTCATCTTTTGGTGCAGCTGATGCCTTGCCTTGTATTAAGTTTGGCTCATTTCCTTCAACTGCTTCACGCTTTGAAGATAGCCATTCGACTGCCATCTTAGCGTTTTCAGTGCTTCCACTGACCATATTATTATAGAGTTCTAGCTCTTTAACATCGAGTGATGCCTTAGCCCAATCGGTCAGTTCTGCATAACCTTCCTTACCTCCTACACTCGCCATGACTTCTTCAGCGTTCGCAGTCTGTGAGGATTGCATTCCTTTAATATAAGTCTCCACCATTTCTTTGGGGTAACCCATGCCTTCAAGTTCCGTAAAACTTTCTGCAGTCAACTCACCTGCCTCAGCATATTCATCGGCAAACTTGGTAAATGAAACAGGTTCACTCTGTGGTGTCTCTGCTTCAGCTGTTTGCTCATTTGGAGCAGACATCTTCTTCTCAAGTTCACTATATGACTTTGCCATGTCCTCAGCTGAATTAAACTTTTCTGGCAACCACTCAGGTCGTTCAGATGGGTTATCCTCAGCAACAGGTGCAGTTGGGCCAGTATCTTCTTCTGTTATTGTGATGCTCTCTGCCATTTAGAAATCTTCCCTTTTAGTTGGGAAGGGATTTCCTTTAAGTATGGAAGGTGCAGCCAGTGGCTTTTTGTCAGGCTCTACGGATGGTTCATCCTTCGCCTTGTTGTCTTTGGTTTTCGACATAAGAATTTCCTAATGCTTTTACGCCTTCTTGAACGGCTGATGGGCCAGCTTGCATAGCCATAGCTTGCAGCTGCGCTTGTTGCTGTTCTTGAGCGATTTGTTCTTGTGATTTGATTAAACCATCAGTCTCAATACCGAGAGCTGTGGCTCTTCTTTTGATGTAATCTTGTAAGTTTACATATTGCTGTAAGGTTTCTGGCCCTAACGCTTGTGACATTCCCTGGATAAACATATCAAGTTTACGCAAGTCATGCCCACGTCCAAGTGCTTCCATGCCAGTAACGATTGTAGGTTTCACAATACTGTCTGGTAATTTTGGTAGCTTCTTAGCTTTGGTTAAGACATCAATCTTACGGTTCACGTATGGTAACTGAAACTCTTGAGATAGAATTGAATATATCCCTGAGAGTGTATCTTCGAGTTCACCTGCGAGATACCTAATTTCTTCTGCAGTTACCCGTTCACCATTACGCTGAACAGATGACTGAAGCATGAATTGTTGGGACAGACGTTCCTCAATACCCTGCATAGCTTGGTAGGCCACACGGAAATCGCTGAACTTTTCCATCTGCAATACAGATACATCATTACTATTACCTTCAATGATAGCTGTGTTTTCAGCTTGTGCGATTGTTCGCATACGTGTTGTACCGTTGGGATTAACCATAAAGAGAACTTTTGCAGCTGCGGCTGCGCCCTCAACGATTGCTTGTGATAATCCCTCAAGTGAGCGCAAGTCGCCTAAGAGTTCTTCAACGAACCCACGACCATAATCTTCCCCATCAATACGTGAGAAGCGCAAAGGTAAGAAAGGAACATTTTCCTTTTTATATTTACCTTTAGACCCAGATACGACTGTGCCTTTGCATTCTTGATAGACGGTAAAGAATTCATTCTTGCGTGTGATGTGAGTGTAAACCTCAACGGTTTTCTCATCACCTTCGAGTTTCCCAGAGATATTAGCAGCTGTCGCTTTGTCCAATGCGTTAGGTGAGACATGCTCAACGATAACTATCTCTAGGACATCACCATTTGGTGAGCGAGATACAACATAACTATCTAAATGTACTACTCGTGTTTTGTCAGCACCAACTTGCAAAAGCACGTTGCCACCAACGATTAAGTGTTTAAGTGCCTCATGCACCGCAACTCTGTCGCCAGATGTTTCAATCTCAGACATGACTGCCCGTTCATATTCACCTAACTGTTGCTCTATTTGTGTACGAGCAGCATCATCTTGTGCCATATCTTTAAGGGTATAAGGCTCAACCATGAATCTAAAGAATGGTGAATTGGGCGGCATGAGAGCCAGTGACAATTTGGATGCTAAGTTATTTACACCTCTCGCACCTATGCCTTGAAACGGTGTGTATAAATCACTTGTTTCATTATGCACATCAGGTGGTATGAGTGATGGTATTGTTAGTTCCGAGCAGTCTCTGGCTCTATCTAAGTAAGATTGTCTTGTCTGTTCGAGTTGTCGGTAACGAGCTTCTGCTGTTCCTATACTCATTTAATTCTCACTTGTTTATTTGAAGACCAGTGTTCTTATCTATGTTTGATAAAGTAGGGTCTAAGTCTACTCTGAGTTGTGATGTCCCTTTCGCCTTATCCTGTACTGCGCCTTTTTCAGCAGCTTCACCACTTTCAGGTGATGATGGGTCATACATATTTGTAAGAACAGGATTTGGTGCAGGTGGGGCTGCAGGTGGCGGGGCTGGTTCGGGGGATTTACTGCCTCCAAAGCACATAATATTATTCTCCTAGTGATGAAGCCAATTGGTCTTCGTGGATTGTATTTAAGAAATCGATAATTGAGCGTTGTCCTCCACGCCACATAAGTTCTTGATAGTTTTCATCAAGACTTGGACTTTTATCTGGGAAGCGTTTGTTCAATTCATCGATTAGTTCATTTGAAACGTGTGGAAACATATGTATTCCTCTTTAGTGCAACTAACGAAACTTGCCCCATTTAGGGACAAGCTAAGTAGTTAATTATTATTCACAGCTCTTTTGACCTGTATCTGGGTCAATAAAACAAGCCTCTGCTTTTGGTGTTTCTTTGGATGGAACTTCATTCAAAACTCCGTATCTTTTGCCCGCTGCACGAAAGGTCGTTATACCTTTGCAGCCAGCTTTCCAGGCATCAAAGTACAATTCTTTGAACTCGTCATAAGTGACACCATCGCCAACATTACATGTCTTTGAGACTGCAGCGTCTGCATATTGAGAAGTCAAAGCAAGTACCGCAAGGTGGTCTTGAGCAGAGATTTCATTGGCAGTACGCCCATGCACACCATGTCGATACGCATAATCTTCTACTCGTTCTACCTGATGACCATCAAATTGTTGGATGGTTCTATCAAAGAACAGAGCAAAAGGTGGTTCAATCCCACTGCTTACATTGTCAGCTGTGAGTGAGATTGTCCCTGTTGGTGCAATCGAAGTGAGATGTGAGTTTCTTATGCCATTGGTTTTAATCTTATCTTTAACCCATTCTGGTAAAGTTTGGACAAACCTACTCTTCATATATTTTTCTTCATCATAAAGAGGGAATGCACCCTTCTCTGCTGCTAAGTCTGTACTCGCAGAATATGTGTAGTCCCTCAGAGTTGATAAGATTGCATGTGCAAATTCCATAAACTCAGGTGATGCATAGGGTTTGCCACACATTTCAGCTGCATTTGCTAAACCTGTAATGCCAAGACCCATACGGCGTTTGTTTTCTGCTTCAACCTTTTGTGCTTCTAATGGATATATTGCTCTATCAACCACATTATCCATGGCTCGAACTACTGTTCCAATGTCATTTATATAAAGCTCAAAGTTAAACTCACCTTCACTCACATATTTTGTAAGATTAAATGACCCAAGCAGACATGCACCATAAGGTGGTAAAGGGACTTCGCCACATGGGTTGGTACTTTCTATTTTCTCACAATAGTACAAATTGTTCATATTATTAATGGTATCTATGAACAGCACACCAGGCTCTGCCCAGTCCCAAGTCGACCTCATTATCATATCCCAAAGGGCTACAGGGTCTACTTCACGATATACTTTTCCATCAAACTTTAGAGGAAAAGGTTTGTTTTCTTCTAGGCATTCCATGAATTCATCAGTCACACCTACAGAAATATTGAAGCCACCTAGTGTGCTGCCATCATTCTTAGCTGTAATAAATTGTTCAATGTCAGGGTGGTCAATTCTTAGAACACCCATTTGTGCGCCACGTCTGTGACCACTACTTGCGATGGTCTGACAGACAGCATCAAATATTTTCATAAATGAAACTGCACCAGATGCTTGGCTTTCAAGGGATTTGATGCGGTCACCTCGTGGACGCAAGCGGCTGAAATCGTATCCGATGCCACCGCCACGTCGCATTGTTTCAGCAGCTTCAGTGGCTCGCTGCATGATGCAGTCCATGCTGTCATCAATAGTGCCAGACACAAAGCAATTATAAGCCGTGGTCTGACGGGCTGCACCCATCGCATTTTGCACACGACCTGCAGGTAGAAATCGCATGTATCGCATGGCATCTTTAAAGTCTTCAAAATGCGTTGCATCGTCCTTGAGAGCGTCTGCAATACGCACAACTTTTGAGTAAAAATCTTCGCCTGTTTGGCGGTATTTAACTTTATCAATTTCTTCTGAAATAGGCATTGATGGGCCATAAGGTTGGTTGTGATTTATGTTCATCTTTTATCACCATTGCCTTTCAATTTACCTCGTTGTTTTCTGGATTGAAGTTTGGCAATATTTTCAGAGGCCAATTCTGATAATGGCTTGTTATGAATGCGGGCTAATTCTGAAATGAACCAGAGAACATCTCCACATTCTGCTAAGATGTCTTCCATTGGATAGGGTCTATCTGAGCGATAATACTTGGCAATGTGTCCTGCAACTTCACCTGCTTCTGAAGCAAGTCCAAGGCTTAAATACTCAAGCGCAGTCTTCTTTGAGTATATTGCAGTAGTCTCTGCAGCCTTTTGATAATCGTCGAATGTATTCATATAGTTACTAGACACTCCTAATCTAATTGTTCG